TTAGGTTACAGAAAACTAAGTACACAAGAGTATCCCCCGCCAAAACAGGCGGGGGATACTTTATCCTCGCATTTTTCGCATCACGTTATCATACATTCGCGCATTGGTTACTTTCAGCGCATCCATCAACTCGTCCACTATGGCCCACGCCTGTTCCGGCGCGCAGGATGATACCGCTTGCATAAAGTCACTGTCACCGTCCACCACATCAGGAGCCGGTGCGCTGGAATACATAGCCACCGGTGCATGGTTTCTCTGCCCTTCGTGCTGGTTTTGTATAATGTACAGCGCGGCCAACTTCTCGTAGTTCGGCCAGCTTGACTGTTCCGTTTCCAGTCTGGCTATCCAGGCTTTAAGTTCCTTTTCGTCGATCAAGGGGAACTACCCCCTCTCAGCCCTCCACGGCATCCATGCACCGCTGAATGGCGTTGCGGATGGTATCATCATCCGCATTGTCCAGCATCTCTTGCAGCTGGCGCTTCATGTCATCTTTTGCGCCGTCGCGGCTATAATGGCCGCGCACATAATGGGTGCCACGCCGTGAGTAGGAGCTGCCGCCGCCGTAGCTGTCGCGGGAATATTTGCGCTGGGAATAGTCGCCGTCGCGGGAGTAACGCCGCTGGGAATAGTCGCCGTCACGGCTGTACCCTTCATCTTCCATCAGATCGATCTTGTCGATGTTCTTGATGGTGCTTACCAGCTTATGCGCGATGTCCAGATCCCCGGCGCCCAGCTCTCCTTTGTGGGCGATCTCGTCAAGCTCCTTGCAAAGCATATCGCGCAAATCGTACATTGCTTTCATACTCATGTTAATTCTCCTTTCACGCGATTCTCTCAACCGTCAGGTTCGAGTTGGCGAAGTTGACGGCCTGAGTGCTGGTGTTTTCCATTGCGACCGTCAGGCAGCAGCCCTTCGGCACGCATACCTGTGCGGAAACATAGATATTGAAATAGTTTTCCACGGCAGCAGGCGTCACCGTCGCTGTAGCGCTGGTCAGCGCCTCGCCGTTGACAACCAGCGCGGCGGTGATGGCTCCCACGGTGCCGCCGGTGGGAATGGCGATGTTGCCGCCGTAAGTGACTTTGTACAGCGCTCTGCACTGGTTCGTCAGTCCACGCAGCGTCACCACCCCGGCACCCTCACGGTGTACGATGCACGGCTTGCTGTTGACCGCGGTTTCCGTCAGAGGCACATTCTGCCCTGCGGCCACAGTCACGATATTGGCGTTGGTAAACTCGGCCAAAATAATCACTCCTTTCAAAATACAGCGGCGGAGCTATTGCCCCGCCGCGTTGGTGTCAGTATCAGCACGGGGCTGAACAGTTCGGAAATTCCGAACAGCTGGTGCTATGCAGTTGTCAGCAGCCGCAGCAGCCGGTATAACTGCCGCTTGCCCACGGGTTGCAGGACGGGTAACTGGGAATGGGCGTGGGCCGCAGCTGGGAGATCAGGTAGTTGTTCTGCGCAGCCTGAGATGCGGCAAGGCGCAGCTCCTGATTGGCGCTCTGAAGATCCTGCAGCTTGCTCTGCGTCAGGAAGTCCAAAATCGCACGGGAATTGGCGTTCGCGTTCTCCACGATGTCCCGGGCCGCCGTCTGCACGGTGTTGCGCGTATCGCAGGCCTGCGTCGCCATGTCGTACCGCACCTGGGCTGTATCAGCCCGCTGGTCACAGCAGCACTGCTGTGCCTGCATCTGCATGGCGGTGAGCTGCTGCATCAGCGCCGCTTGCTGGTTGCTACGGGACAGCTCGGCCTGTGCAAAGCCGTTTGCCATCGCCATGTTGGTGCCGCTGACAAGCTGCGCCTGCTGGTAAAATCCGTCGCAAAGGCCCTGATTTACGCTGTCGATCTTGCGCTCGACATTGGCAAAGTCAGAGGTCAGAACATAACCGTCCATCACGCCGTTGCCGCCGCCACCGAAGCCAAAGCCGTTACCCCAGCCGCCGAACGCAGCGAAAATGAGGAACAGCACAATCCACCACGCGCCATCTCCGCCCCAGCCGAAGCCGTTACCGTTTCCGGTGTTGGCAGGAGCCACAGGCATAGTCATCATGGGGGTGCCATCGGAAAGAGACATAGTATCACTCCTTTTGAAAATTTTTTATATCAAACCGTGGCCACGATTTTGATTACTTGAAAAGCCCCTGAAATTGGTTTGCCATTGACTGTATCTTGTTCAGTTGGTCTTGTGAGATTTTGCCGCTTTGCAGCATTTTCTCTACTTCCGCTTTTGGGTCGCCTTTAAAACTTGCCTTGAACTGCTTGAACTGCTGTAAAAGCTGAGGAAAGCCGCCCATCGGCCCCGGCATCTGTCCGCCACCTAACGCATTGAAAAACGGATTGTTACTCATCGTCCTCTTCCTCCTCCACCTTGCGCTTCTTCTTGCCCTTTATTTCGCCCACAAGCGCCGCCAGCGCGTCGAACTCCTTACGGGTCACATATTCCGGGGCGGGAGTTTTCTGCGCGTCAGGAGCGCTTGCAAGGCGTTCTACAAGGTCATACGTCTTGAGGGTTGGCTTGCCGCTTGCGTCGGCCTGTTTCAAGTAAACTACGGGAGCCGTGCTGTCCCACAGCGCAATAGCAGAGTTGGGCGCAATCAGCCAATTCTCCGCCTCCGGCTTACCAGCTACCCACTGTACGCCGCCCTGCGCCACCGGGTTCTGCATGGGTGGAATTTGCGGTATCTGCGGCGTCATGGTCTGCATCTGCTGCTGCCGAAGCTGGGCAAGGTTGTCCTGCATTGGCTGCGGGTAATAAGGGTTGAAATACGGGTTAAATGCCATAGTTACGCCTCACTTTCTTTTTGCCAGTAATACAAAACAATTTCGTTTTCGCTGTTCCAGCTGTCGTAAATTACGCCGTCCTGCACACACACGACGTGCCCGGATAGCGCAAGGATAAACGTCCCCTCCGGGTGTTCATCGGCGAACCTACCGACTGTGTAACAATCCGGGCAAGTATCCGGAACCATGTACCGCTTGTAGCCTATCCGCCGAAGATACGCACCCCACACCGCGTTGGCAGACGGCATATCCCCTTCCAAATACCCCTCTATTGCCATAGCAAGGTACGTTTCGCCCCACTCTTTCCCGGTGGCTTTTGAAATAGCCCGAACGGTGCAGTCTCCCACATTTTTCCCGTGTGGGTTTTCGTTGAAGTAGCTATACATGCGCCGACACCATTTCTATCACCTGCACATAAGCTTTCAGCCCCGGGAGGTCATCCTGATACGCCCAAATGATGTCCTCCGCCATCTGCTGTGTAAATCCCAACGACACCAACTTTTCGACCATGCAAGCACCTCCGTTTCTTGCAATAAGCGTAACAAAAAACTGCCCCCGCAAAGGGGCAGTTAAAGGTCAGAAAAAGGCCGTTAATTTGCGAATTATTTACTTGTACAATACCGCAGAACCGATGTATAATAAAATCAGCCACCCCGGAATACTCCCGGCTGGCATCTTTCCCTTTTTTTACGCCCGGTTCCCCCCTACCGGGCACAAACAAAGAAGCCGCACCTTTTTAGGTGCGGCTTCTTTCTTCGTCTGCAAATTTCTGATACGCTCTCCTGCGGCACCGCTTCACCGTTTCCGGTGACACGTTCAGCAGTAACGCCGTTTCACAATAGCTCTTCCGCTTCACGTCACATTCAATAACGCACACCGCTTCGTCAGGCGGTAGCTGGGCGCTCATAACATACGCAATAGCCCGCTTTGGTGCCATACTCTGCAATCTGCGCCGTATCTGCTTGTGGTAGCTGTCCATAACACGGTTTTAGCCGTGAGCTTGCGGGACTTTACGCCGGGGAAAGAGGCGGCTTGTCGTAGCTCTTTCCCGCCCAGCAGATTGATTTTACATTTCCATGAGCCTTACTCCCGCAGCAGCTTCCGCCACGTGTTCTCACCTACGATACCGTCTGCGATTAAGCCCTGGGTAGTCTGAAAGCCCACGACCCGCCGATGCGTTGTCGCACCAAAGTCGCCGTCCGCGCCGTAGGCGCCCAGATCGTAGCCTCGACCCAACAGCAGCTCCTGCAAAACACGTACTTTGTCGCCCTTGCTCCCCTTGCTGAGCTGGGGAAATACTGCGGTAAATCCGTCTGTGACACTGTCTGTCGGTTCGGGTTCGGGTTTTACATACGGAATACCGAACCACTCGCACAGCCCCTTCGCCGCGCTCTCGGCGATATCCTTCATGTGCGTGTGGAACCAGGTGATGTCCTCCAGATTGTCGTGGAAGGCGTGTTCCTCGTAGAACGCCACAGCGTTGGTCTTTTTCAGCTCGTACAGGTCGGCGCGGGGGACGAGCTTTACCGTGCGCGGGTAAATCTGCTTGCGATACTTCACCATGATCTCGCCCAGCTTCTTGCCGTTCTTGGAGTAGGTGTAGTACATGGGATGGCACCCCCGCGCCGTTCCGTTGGCACTGGCATTGGTATGGCTGACGTAATGCACGTCCGCGCCCCATGCGTTGCTCTCCCGCACGTTCTGCTTCATGATGGCATCGCCGTTGTCGCCGTTCATGGGGGTGCGCCGATAGCCGCGCTTGGTGGCAATGCCGCAGCGGTTCAGGATCGGCTCCAGAATGTCGATGTACTCGTTATTTTCAAGTGCCTCATAGCACTGTTTCCCGTCCGGGCGGGGATATACACAGGGGTTCGCCCTGTGCATAGCCGGGGACAGGTATACCTTCGGGGCGGCCATTTACATGGCCTCCTCGTCGTTGGTAGACTTCATCTGCTTAAACACCTGATTGACGCCCGTTGCGGTCAGGCCGGACATAATGCCCACGGCGACCGCCGTAAAGTAGTCACTGGCGGGGAAGTCCGGCATGTGGAATGCCAGCGCCAGCGCACCGATGATGCCGCCGCACACGCCGCAAATAATGGGGATCCACTTGCTGTCCAGCGCCGTGGCCTTCACGATCATGCCGATCAGATAGCAGATCACGATGATAGCGGCAACAGTCGCCACTCCGATAGTGTTGATGTCCATAGTTACTTCCTTTCCGGCTTTACGCCTCTCGCTTGATGGGCAGCTTCCTTACTTCCTCCATGACCCGTTTTGCGCTGCCGTTGCCGCCCATCTTTTCATACGGCTGATACAGATAGTCATTGAGGTTTTCGTACTCGTCCTGCGTGATGTACCCTCGTGTCACGTACACCATGCCCAGATGGATGATGCGGTCATGCGCCAGACCCACCAGCATCTTCCGTTCCACATTGTTCTTTTCCCGCCGCTTCCCTATCAGCGCCCACAGCCCGTTACTTGCCAGCATAGCCAACACGATGGGCAAAAGCACTTCCTGCACCCACGGTTCCATTCGCCGCGTTCTCCTCTCAAATTATTTTTGCACCCTCGACACCCTTCGACCGTTTCTGACACGCCACCTGTGCTATCCTGCTTGCAGAAAGGAGGTGTTCCCATGCCCGAGTATTTCACCCTGTTTAACGCCGTCACCGACGCCATTGCCCAGCTTGAAAAGGCCGTTGCCGCACTCAAGCAGGCACAGCTCGATGCCGAGGAAACTTACATCCAGCGGGGGGAGTAATTCTCCCCGCCCCTTATTCTGCGTACACGCTCTCGATCAGCGCACACAGCTCCGTGTACTGCTCGTCCGTGATGCGCCCCACGGCGTAAAACACGTCGCACTTCTGCTGTGCCTCCTCCCGTGTCTTGTAGAACCGCTTGTTGATGAGCTTCGTCATAATGTTGTACATAGTCGTTCTCCTTTCAGTTTGTTGTTACGCTTCCTTGTGCAGCCGGATGCATACGATACCGCTGCCGCCGGAACCGGGGTAAGACACGTAATCTCCCGACACGACTTGCGCCGACCCGCTTCCGCCTCCGCCTCCGCCAGTATTAGCTGCGGCAGAAGTCTGTTGCTTTGCTCCGCCACCCTCGCCCCCGGAAGCTGCGGTTGAAGAGCCAGAACCCATACCGCCAGCTCCGCCACCGGCATAGAGTTTCCCGGTTGCTTCACCAAATTCGCGGGTAGTAGTGCCTTGTCCGGTGCCGCCAATCCTTTTACCGATTGTAAGTGCGTTATTCCCGTCGCTGGCTCCGTCGCCGGGGTTGGCGTCTGTAGAAACAGAGCTTTTGGCACCACCTACGCCTCCGCCAGAGCCACCGTTGCCGCCGTCCCACGTAGAAGATGCAGATTTTCCTCCTTCTACCGTATAGCCAAAAGCAACTGTATTACCTCCAGCAGGGCCCACTTTTCCATAGGCGTTTTTCCCGGATAACGCAATTCCGCCCGCGCCGATTACAACGGAATACTCGACGTTTTCTTGAAGTAGCGCTTTTTTGATGGTCTTTGTAAACCCACCTGCGCCACCACCACCGCCGTTCCACGTCGAATTAAATCCGCCGCTGCTTCCATTCCCAGCGCCCCCGCCCCCTACAAGAAAGGCGTCGATGTACGTGTCCTTCGTCACCGTAAGCACACCACTGGTCAGCAGCTCCACAACCCCGTCATCCAGCCGTTCGTTGTACGTTCCGGTGTACTCAAACTCTAACCGTTTAGCAGTACCCCCCCCCACGCAATTAACGCTTTACCGATAATCATGCTCATCCGATAACCTCCATATCCGCCTGATAGATGGTTTCCACAGCCTCGCCCAGCTGCTGCGTCAGGCTGTCTATCTCGTTGTTGGCTTCCTCCAGTGCCGTCAGCACCTCTTTGCCGTCACGGTAGAACTTGCCCTCCGTGTACGTATCGCCCATGCCCACCGGCCTGTCACCGGTGTACACGGCGGAGGGGAAGAACTGCTCGTTCCGCTTGTCCATTTCGATGATGTTTGTAACAACACCGTTTTCAACCAATGCGTATCTCACTTAATCACGCTCCTTTTGTCAGCGTCACAGTCCCCTCTCCACTTACGATGTCGCCGAAAGAGGTCGTGCCGCCCTCGCTGCCTATCGCCACGTCGTAGGTGCCATCCAGCACCGCCGTGGCGCTCTTGCCGTCTGCTGTGGTCACTGTTGCCGGGGTGGGCTTGTCAAAGGTCGCCTGTCCGCTTTCCAGCAGCACAACGCTCCCGTCGTCCCTCATGCTGTGCCTCGCCGTGTAGCTGACCGGGAAGTACACCGTACCCCCGCTGATGCCCATTGCTATAGGTTTACCTGTGATAGCCATGTCCGCACCTCCTTACGCTTGTTTAGTCGCGTTACTCGCCAGCCATGCCCTAAATTGCTCGGTGAATGCCGTGGCCTGCTCAACCGTGAAACTCCAGTACTTATAGTTCCTGGTCCATGTGTTGGCATTGAAATCGTAAGTGTTGAGATTTCCGGCCGCCGTGCGTAGAAATAGTGCGCGTGTCTCAAAAGAAGCTTGTGTGCAACCAACAAAAGTGGTGTTGTCCGTCGATACCGAGAAATTCTGCGTTTCCGTGAAGTTCTCAAAAGGCCGATAAAGGCGGTCGTGCATTCTCCACGTTCCAGCCAACTCCGGCAGCTCTACGCTCTCACGGAAACAAACAATGCCGGAACCGCCCGTTCCGCCCTGTTTGTTTCCCGTACTATTCGGAACGCCGCCCGCTCCGACGGTCACAACGTATTCACCTGTTACTTTCTGCTTTCTCAGCGTGGCGGTGATTCCGCCCCCGCCGCCTCCGCCGCCGACCGCGACACTACCAGAGGAATAGGCTGCGCCGCCACCGCCTCCGCCGCCGCTGTTAGGCGTTCCGGCTTCTCCGGCGTAACTGTAACGCGTGGAGGGATCAACGTTGCCACCAGCGCCGCCGCCACCAGCGCCCCCTGCGGCACCGTTCTGATACGCTGACACAAAAGCGCCGCGCGATCCGCCGCCGCCTCCTCCGCCGCTGTACAGCTTCCCGCCAGCCTCCCCGAATTCGCGGGTTGTTGCTCCCTGTCCCTTTCCGAGAAAATTTGCATTATATGACGTGTTCGCGCTCGGCGTTCCGTCACTTCCGTCCACTCCGCCTGTGGTAGCTCCAAAAGAGAAACTCGCCGCCGTGCTTGAATAGGACGCCGCGCCGCCGCCCGATCCGCCCTGTCTGTTGGGGCTACCGGTCAGTCCGCCCCCGCCGCCTCCGCCTTTGGCTGTCAGCAACGTGCCGAAAATGGTATCTCCACCATCTCCTCCGTTTGAAGAGCCGCTTGAACCGGTCACGCCGCCGCCACCCGCGCCGCCGCCGCCCACCAAAAACAGATCAATGACTTTCGGCTCCAAGAATACAATCGTCCCGCTCGTCAGCAGCTCTACTACGCCGTCTTTCCGCACCACGTAGTCCCCTGTGTAGGTAAATTTCATCTTCGGCTTACCACCGGCACAAACAGGGGAACCACATATACTTGCCATATAAACCTCCGTTCCCGACCTCCGAAACAGAGGCCGTGTTTATTCTTTGTGTAGCCTTATGCACACGATGCCCGAGCCGCCGGCAGCACCGATACCTCGTTCTAATTAGATGTGGGAGGTATCTCCTGCGCCACCACCGCTATTTTCGGCTTACCGATAATAACCGTCGTTAACTTACCTCCTTCACGTCGTACACCGTCACCTGAACGCTCAGGTCAGCGGTGGGCTTTTCGCCCACAGCGTAGGCGGTGAATGTCCCGTTGTTGTTGGCGATGTAGATAGCGTTGGTGCCGTCGTCCAGCATCTGCTGTATCGCCGTTGCGTCTGCCTGAATGTCCGCCTGACTGGTAGCCGTTCCGCCTGTGATGGTCACGCCCTGGGTGTAGGGGCTTGCGCTCCCCGTCCAGCTTGCCGCCGCCAGCGTCAGCGACAGCTTCTTGTCCGTTGCCTTGCCCGCCACGGCGTTGATGGCCTGAGAGGGCGTGGCCGTTGCCGGGTCAAGCCCCAGCGTTTCCGCCACCTCGTCCGTCAGCAGTGTGGACTTGTTCAGCGGTGTGCCCTCCGTGGTGGGGTTGTCCTGCCGGGTCATGTCGTACACGTTGTCCTGCCCGGAAACAGGCGTGAGCTTGACGCGGCCAGGATAAAGGGAAATTCTGTCCTGCATATCTGCTCCTTTCCAAAAAAGATGGAGCCGACTACGTTCCCATAGTCGGCTCCTATTGCCCTTTCCCGTGCCCCGATTGGCCGGGAGTAACGTTTATTATTTGATTTCGTTGGAGTACAAGTCTCCCGAGTAAAACCACGACTTGGCTATGTTCTGCACAAGCTGGTCTACCAGTATGAGGATACTTTCAATATCGTTGGCCTTTCGATAGTCCAGCGGCATTGTCGGCACCTTTGGGGTATCAGATGGCACCGGCAGCGCACTGCGTATTTCTGCGATGTCTGCGAGGTACTGATCAATGTCCGCCTGCGTGGGGATGTCCGTTTCCGTCCACCCTTGCTTTGCCGTCACCGTCACGCTGTAGCCATTCGCTTCCAATTCCTCCGCCACATACAGCACAGCTCCCGCAACACGGTTCAGGTCAGTGTAGTTGTACGACCCCTTGTTGTCGCTCATGAGAAGTACGTCCGCCGGGGTGCCGCGCCCAGCCTCTATTCGACTGAGCGCGGCAATGACCGCATCCACGTCCGCCTGTGTTCGGTTTGTGATAAGGCCCAGATCGTCAAGCGCCATAGGTTACACCTCCCCGGAGAACAGGTCGTTGCTGTAGTAGAAATACGGACTGATGATCCACGCACCTGTGACTTCCGCGTTGTACACCACCGTGTTGGACAGTTTTATCTCCATCTTGTGAAGATTGCCTGTTGTCAGCAGGCCCCACGGCGTGTAAATGCTCACGCAGTCGCCCAGCTTCTCGCCACCGTATACCACGGTCGCCGTGTTCGTGTCACGCAGCGAATAATACTTGTACAGCCGGTCCGCCACTGCCTGTCCAATCTCATCAGATACAAGAGTTGCCGCCGTGACTTCCTTTACGTTCTCCCGGTCGGATGCGGTCACGTTGGGGTTGATGGCACTGTACACCGTCCGGGTGTCTTTGTACTTAACCCCATTGATGGTCACGTTGCCGCTGCTGGCTTCTACATAGCTATGCGCCGTCACATTTACCTTTGTGACCACCGTGCCGGTTGCAACGGAAGATCCGACGAACGTCCGCCCGCGTGGGATAAGAATAGGTTTTGTGGGCTGGTTGAACACCCGCAGTTTGTTCCCGCCGTCTGTTGCCAGACACACGCCCCATGCAAATATGACTTGCTGAATGGCGCTGCGGTTGGTGCCCTTAACAATAACGCCTTTCAGCGTTGTGTCCTCCACATCGCTCTCATACTCCACCTCAAAGGGCTTTGCAAGCGTTTCTAAGAGCGTTTTCGCACTCACTCCATCAAGGTATGCACCTCCGCTGAACGGCGTGTATTCAAGCACTCCGAGCGCGTCCTGGCACTCTATCACATACACGTTTGCGGACGTGCGTGACGAGTTGTTAATGTAGTATGTCCCCAGATGCCGGTTGTCGTTCCACACCTCCACCGGCTGTTTCAGCTGGAACAGGTAATCCACGTCTTTCAGGCTGTCCAGCGTCCAGTTAAGCGTGGACACCGGCAGCTCTACGGCGGCTTCGTTCGCCTGGTTTACGATGGATGCGTTGCGTATTTCGTTCATCCCGAATTTACGCACCACGCCCAGCACGATCTCATTGACCCGCGCACGCCGATGGGGAACTACGGTCTTTTTCAGAGTGACCTCCACTTCGTCAAAGCTCTCTACCCGGCAATCGCAGAAGTACACCGCGTTGTCAGGCTGGAACGACTGCGCCCGCCGCAGCACCGCTCCCTGATACCACGAGATTTCTACCTCGCTGCAATACTCTCCTGTGTCCTCGTCAAAGGTCAGCTGGATGCCCATGCTGGAATACTGCTGTGTAAACGTCATGGTGATTTTGGGCGGGTTGGTAAACTCTCCGCTGTCCCCGGAAACCTCCGTAGACCAAAAGCCTACCTTGTCCTCTGCGTACACGCCATCAAAGGTGCCGTCCAGCACCCAGCGGCTCCGTTCCAGCGTAATAAGCTTACCCGGAGCCGCTCCGTGCGGAATTTGGGTGAGGTCTCCTGTGCCGCCGGTGGCGACCACAGTCGCGTCATCCGCTGCGCCGGGGGCTATGTCCTTGTACAGAATAGTCGTTTTCGACATAGGCCACCTCTCAAGGGCGGAGCTGCGCGTCCATCGGGACGAAGTTCACTTCGATTTCGCCCCAATAGTTTACGCCTTCATCGCCCTTCTCCAAGTCTTGCGACGCACTGGTGTAATACGCTTCATAAGCGATGGTAGTTTGACCGTCTGCCGCTTCCAGCATAACGGAGTCATCCACGCTGTGTTTGTACAGGTAGTCCCAGAAATCGTCCAGTCCCTTGTAGTTGTCGCCGCGCCGAAAAACCGTCAGCTTGTGGCCAAGGTATGTCCCGATGATGTCACGCACCATGCGGCCCGTCATTACGCGCCCTGCGTTTTCGCCGTCCAGCACGTTAAAGTTTCGGTTGTACTTGGAGATCGCCACATCGGCGTCAAAAGAGATGCCGTTCAGTTTGATGTAGTTCATCCCTGCACCTCCGACAGATTTACGCCGATGCGCGTACCCTCCGCCTTGTTCAGCCGGTACACGACCTTGCCCAGCACGTCCTTGTCCAGCACCAACACGGCTTCATTGCTGCCGCCGTAGCCGCTTTCAGCAAGAGCCTGTTTGAACGCCTGCACCATCGTAGCAAGGGGCGTTTCAATGTTCGTCCCGGATTTCTGATCGCCAAGCACTGCCATAAACTCCCGGTTCGGAGGAATGACCGCGCCCTGCGCCAGACGGGGGATCCTTAGTTCACTTACGTGGGCAATGTTGATACCGAAGGACTTACCGCCGATACCCGGCACCCAATCCGGTATCTCAAAGTGTATCTTGTTCAGCTGGTCAATAAGCCAGTTGATACCTTTGATGATAAGGTTTACAGCCGCCTCCAAAACGCCGACGATAGTATTCCAGATGCCCCGGAAGATTTCTTTGATACCTTCCCACGCTTTTTCCCAGTCCAGCGTAAACACGCCGGTCAGGAACTCAATAAGGCCGCTAAAAATCTGTTTCATGCCCTCGACTACGTCATTGACGTAAGTTTTCGCCAGCTCTATTAACTCATGGAACCTACCGTTTGTGCTTTCGTCCAGCCAATCAAGCAAGCTTGTCAGCCCAAGCTTAAACCAGTCAAAAACGCCCAGCACAAATGTCTTTACGCCGGTTAACATTTGAATGACAGACTGCTTCATTTTCTCCAAGTCAAGCGTAAGGATGCCGGAAATAAGCCCCAGCGCGCCCTGCACAATGTCCTTAATGCCGGTCAACATATCTCCTACTGGGGTACCGGCAAGGCCGCACTTTTCTATGATGGTGTCTATGATCGCTCCAAAGATATACCCCACAAAGTCCAGCAAATCGGCCAGCAAAATACGGGCGTGGTTTACAAAGTTGATGATGTTGTCCAGCGCCGCACCCCAATCCCCGGAGAATACGTTGCCGATAAACCCAGTGACATCCTTAAACAGGTTTACAATGTCCTGCCCTATCTTCTTGAGCTTGTCCGCGATTTTATCAAGAAATGCAAAATTTGCCGCCGTGCTAAAATCCGGTAGAATAATTCCGGACCCGCCGCCGCTTTCACCGCTTAACTTGTTAATCTCATCAAACGACGCAAGCTGTTTACTTGCAGACTTTGCCGCGCCGCCCACGCCTTTATATGCGTTCTTCTGGTCATTCAGGGATTTTGCCGCATTGGCGCTTTCTTTTGCCGTTGTTCCAAATAGTGCGGATACAATATTCGCGATAAACGAAACCACCGTAGCCAGTACCTTAACCAGCGCAGTAAACGCCGGGATGATAATCTGCACAAGCGGCTGTGCCAGCGTCAGCAGTGCGCCCTTTAGCTGCGCGATAGCGTCACGCGCCTCACCGTTTACGGCCACCACGTCCGCCAGCCAATCCCGGAGTGCCGCCAACGCACGGGCAATGATGGTAAACACCAGCGCCCGCTTTGCCAACATTTTTACGCGCTTTGTAAACGCCTCCATGCCCTGGGATGCTTTGTCTAACCCTTCTTGTATCTTTCCTGCGTTCTTGCCGGTATTGCCAAGCTGCTTACTTAACTCACCGGCCTTTGCTTTCATTCGGTCAAGCTCCGCTTCGCCCTCGCGGATAGCGGCGTTTTGCTTGTCCAGTTTGTCATTCATGGCGTTCCATTCTTTTTCCATAGACGCTACAGCGGCCTCCTGCTGCTTAATAGCATCACTGGTGAAGAACTCGCCGCCGCCCTTCATCTGCGCCAGTTTTGCCTTTGCTTCGTCAAGCTGTGCGCCTAAGTTGTTGGCTTGGTTAAACAAAGTATCTCGCGCGGATTTTTTGTTGGTGAGCTTTTCCTGCAGCGCTTCTATTTTCTTTTCCAGCGCATTGAGTTCTTTCTGCGCCTGCTTATCGTCAATTTCGGCCTTGATGATAACGGAGCCGTCCGCGTTTGCCATATAATCACCTACTTGCTTTTATGGTATTTATGTGGTACTATAAACAAACCACAAAAAACTTCTTGGAGGGTGGAAGAAAATGGATAAAATGACTAAGTGTAAGACCTGTGGTGCAGATATTGCAAAATCCGCGAAAGTATGCCCCGCCTGCGGGGCCAAACAGAAAAAGCCGGTCGTGCTGATCGTTATAGCTGTGTTTATTGCTATCGGCATTATTGGCACTGCGCTTGGTGGGAATTCCCCAGAAAAGGTGGGGGATACAGATGCAAAAGGCGGAAACGGATCAACTGCTCCGCAGAAAACGGAATTTGCAGTTGGTGACGTTGTCTCCATTAAAGACATTGAAGTCACATTTGTGTCTTGCACCCAATCAAGCGGAGAAGGTTTTTACACACCAGACAGCGGCAACGTGTTTCTATTTTGCGAATTTGCCATTGAAAACAAATCCAGCAAAGATATTTCCATAAGCTCTATAATGTCCTTTGAAGCGTATGTCGATGACTACTCCACAAACATGAGCATGACCGGAACGTTGGCCGCAGACAAAGGTCAGCTGGACGGTACTGTTGCATCAGGGAAAAAGATGTCCGGCGTAATAGGCTACGAAGTCCCAGCAGATTGGAAAACGCTTGAAATCAGATTTACCCCGGATTTTTGGTCTGGAAACGACATTACATTTATTGCAAATCAATGACCGCTACGCAGCCGCCCTCCGGGGCGGCTTTTTTACGTCCAGCCTTTAATGATTTCTTCCTCAGTTTTCGAGTACCTCCGCTTGATGTCGATAGCGTCGCGGTTTCTGCGGTAAAACTCCTTGTCGGCTTTGTCTTTCAGTTTGCCCTTTGCTTTTAAGTCTCGGATCCTCACGATTTGCGCAAAGTAGCAATCCCCGATTTCTCCGTAGTACGAAAGAAACGTCCACCAATGCAGATACGGCAGCGCCCGCACCTCTTGCCCCGCTATGCGGTTGATTGGAGCGACAAGCAGGCGGAAGTCCTGTTCCCAATCCATCAACTTGGTTGATTTTTTTTGCGCTTCCTCATTCCCTCCGTTGATAAACCAAAAACACTGTTTTATCGCTTCTTCCATATGTTCCCAAGGCATAGTGAAAAACCCGGGGTAAAACATTCCCAACACGCCAAAGCACTTTTCTTCGCTCGTTAGTTCCACAGCAGACAGCACCGAGAATATGTCCAGTATCACGCGGAAATCTGTTTCTATTGGGTATTCCGTTCCACACACCTCAAGGCTCGTCGGAAGGTCGTACATCATCTGTGGTACTTGGCTGTATACTTTGCAAGCTTCTCACTGTGAAAAGCCTTTTCCCGCTTAATCCCCTCGTCCAGCTCGTCCATGATGGCAACCATCAGGTTCATCCACAGCGGCGCACCGTCCGCGATGGCATACACGCTGACATTCCCAAACAGTGCTTCACACACCGGCTGCTCAAACACCCCGTCAATGGTCTCGCGCATTTCGGCGTCCATATTTCGGAGCCAGTCAAACATTTCGCGGGCGCTCATTTTTTCTACGTTATTGTCCCGCGCATCCTGCTTCTTTTTCAGCGCGTCAAACGCTGTGTAAAGCTTGTCAGCAAACGCCGGATCGCTGGGATTAAAATACACCGTGCATTTGTCATTCAGGTGGTATTCCTGTACGCCGGTGGTGATTGTCAATTCCTTCATGTGTTCCCTCCAAAACAGGGGCGGTTGCCCGCCCCTTTATTTAGGCCGCAGTAAACTCAATAGCGCCGCCGCTGCCCTTCTTCACAGTGCCCACAGTGCGGGTGCCGCCGTAGGTGATCTCGCTGGTGATATTCAGAGTGCCGCCGCCCTCGCCGCCGATGCCGGTGATGGCAATAGCGCAAGCGTCGTAGCGCTCCGCAAACATCGCCTCGCCGCTGGTGGCGTAGAAGTGACCAATCATCATGTCCTGATTTGCCAGCGCCTGGGCATCCTGGTCTTTGACGGCCAGGTTCCACATCTTCACCGCCGCAGCGTCGCCCGCATCCAAGGGGATGGGATCAAAGGTCTGCGTGATGGTAGGCTTTTTCATGGTCGTAAAGGTGTGGCCCAGAATGTCCTGCTTGGTGTCGGTGCTCCAGTCCATTTCCTCGCTGCTGTCCTCAACGCGCTTACCGATAGCGCTCCACACAGGGGCGGAAGTGGTGCCGGTGTTCAGGTACGCAATGAGCAGTTCGCGGTCAATGGTCTGGCCCACTGTGGTGTTGAATTCCAAATCTGCCATTATACATTCACCTCGTAATTCAGTTTCATAAGGATTTGGTGATCTTCGTCCCCGTTTTCATACATGGCAAACAGCGAAGATCGCGTGGTTGGCTCCATGCTGATAACGCGCTTGTCATCTCCGATGTCGGGCTTCTGACCATTTGCCCAATCACCGATAGCGTTCAACAGTTCGTCAGCCTTGAGCCGTTTGTCGTTGCTGTTCCCCGGCTTCACTCGGTAGATTATCTTGAACTGATACTCCGCCACATAACCGCCGGTGATATACTTCCGCACGATGTACGCCGCCTGAATGGTCGACATCGCCATAGCGGAAGTATCGGCGGGAAGAAACTCAAAGCGGATAAGGTCGACTGGCAGCTCCGGGTATGTGTTCAGCCACACAAGCAGCTTGCGCGATACCTGATCCTCTTCCGCCGCCGATACGGCCTTTTTAATCTTTTCCAAATCTCTTCACCGCCTTATCTGCCACCCGCACCCACTTCTCCATGTTCTGCGCTTTGGAAGCATCAAACCAATGTGCCTGTGCCTGCGGATGCATTGTTGTGTTAAATACAAGATTTCGGTCTGTGACCACCTTGTGCCCGCCTTTGGGCGCGTATGTGCTGCCGGTCGCCGGGTCTACCATCACTTTTCCGTAGTACAAGAACCGGGCATATGGGCCGGGGTAAATGACCTCGTTGCCAACCACCCGCGTTCTCTGCGTCAGAGAGCCTGTAAGCGCAGGCACAAAGGGGATGGTATCTTTCATCACCTGTTGCGCTAAAACGCTTTCAGCGCGGCCACAGGCCCTTGCAAGCTGCCGCTTTACCTCGTCCATGCCGGACACGTCAACAGAGAACTTGAGCGACATCTTATGCCCCTCCGACTTCCCAATGCTGCATATCCACGCTGCCAAAATCTTTCTCGTCCACTTTTGTCACGTTGTAGCAGCCGTCCTGCGCCATAGCCACGTCCTCTTTGTCTGTGACAAACTCGCCTTTTACAAAGAACGTCAGCCCGCCGTTACCGTTCACAGACAGCGTCCACAGCCCGGACTTGTCCGCCGCCGCAAGAAACGCCTGCGGGGGCGCGTAAGTTTTGGCCTTGCCTGTCGTGCCGTCCACCGCTTTCACGGAAAACGGAATGTACAGGTTTACCGCGTCCGCGCTCTCAAGTCCGCTTTCACGCACGTTGACCGCCTTGCTGGCCTGCAGCATAACGCCGCGCAGGATGGTCACATACAGCTTTGTGATTTCCTCAAAGGTCGCCGGGTCAGTCTCCTGCACGGCGTTGTAGACCGTTATAGTGTGGGGCGCGTACAACCACAGCACCCCCCTCCCCGATACAGCAGGCCGGTATGCGCCAAATACTCGTTACAGGTCGCCGCCAGCAGTTTCTTTGCACCGTCCGTAGCACTTAGTGCGGACGCAGCCGCTTCACCGCCGCTGGACAGCGTCCGGGAGTAACCGCCTACCGTTTCGCTTTTCACGTCATCACCGGTCGCCGCGTTTGTCAGTTTGGTTGCGGCAAGCTGCTGCGCGGCTTCGATCAGCTGATACTTGTCCACAAGTGCACAGCAGCACATTTTTACAGCGTCCATATCGGCGTTATCTTTTGCCCGGTTCTGCGTGTAGTAATCGAGGAAGGAGCTGGCCCGGACAGCCAGACGCGGAAAATCTCCCTCGCTCACGGTTCCTAAATAGGTCCCGGAGTAATAGTCGTAATCAGCGTATGTCATGTGAGCCAGCTCCTTTCAAATCAGCTACCGGTCTTGGGGGACAGGATGATGTTGTCCAGCACAGCGGCCTTGAGGGTGTTCTTCAGCACCACGCCGGCCACCAACTCGACCTCGCCGGTCTTTACGGCACCGGGGGCGTTCATGTCGGGCATATAGCTGGAAATGACGCTGGTGCCGGTGGGGGAAATGCCGTGGAAGCCGTCCAGACCGATACTCACCGCGTAGATGCTGGTGGTGCCGTCGGCGGCAGCGGTAGCGGCAGAAGTGCCGATAACGTCCACAGAGGAAGTGCCGTTGTAGTACTTGCCCATGTCCATCAGGGGGATACCGGCAAAGGTCTCCACCACCTGACCAAAGTCGTTCTTTGTACGCTCGTAGTAACCGGCACGGCGTGCGCAGGAACGGACCTTCATCAGCATATCGCTGTTCATCATCAGCATGGTGGTGTCACCGTCGATGGTGTGCACCAGCTGATCCAGCTGGTCAATGAACGCGTTGGCGTTGCTATCCAGCAGAGCAGAGGTGGACAGGTTGATGCCGGAGGACAGCTCCGTGGAAGTGCCGGACAGCAGCTTCTTCAGACCGTCAAAGGTGCCGGTCACATAACCAGCGCCAGTAGCGGCGGAAGTGCCGTTAATGACCAGGTTATGGAAGTAGTTGCTGGTCGCCTTGATCTTCTGCTGTGCCTGGAACGCCAGCTCGTCAACAGCACCGGAGGTATTCTGCAGCACACGGTCAACGGAGAAGGAACCGCCCATGATGATGGCCTTTGCGGTCTTCTCGACGCGCTTGGCCTCGTTGGCGGTGTACTCGCTGTTGATCGCACGAACAGCGGCGGTGGAGGGGGTGTTCAGCTGGATGTAGCCGTAGGTCAGAGTGGAACCACCAGTGCCCGGAGAGATGGCGTTATCAAACACCAGTCTGTCCAGCAGCAAAGAACTGCGGCGAAATTCGTCGACGATCATCTGGTCGACCTTGTCGGCCATGCCGACCTTAGCTTCAGCAAGAGTAATAGCCATGTGTCATTGTCTCCTTTACTTGTCGTATTTTTCGTGGAGCGCACCCAGCAAAGACGTAGGCTTTGTTTCACGAGTGCCGCCCTCAAGCGAACCTTGCGTGTCAACACGAGCGCCAGCCTTTACAAATGCGCTGGGATCCTCGGACTTTGCCTTTTCTAGGTACTTGTCAAACCCGTCCAAAGCGCCGTCCTTCATTTCGAGCTTGCTGTCTCCGATACCCGCTCGGAAAGCCTTTTCCGCAGACTTGGAGGAAAACTTCACGCCGCTGTCGGCAATCGCCTTGTCAATGGCGGTCTGATAATCCCGCTGTGCAAGCTGTGCTTTGTACGCTTCGGTTTCCTTGTCGTACTTGCCCTGCAGCTCGTCCAGCTTTTCCTGGATTTTGGCAGCGTCACCGCTGGTCTTTTTTAGCTCCGCGATGTCCTTATCCCTGTCTGCGACCTGCTGCTCCAGGGCTTCCTTGTCCGCCTTTGCGTCCTCTGCGGCTTTCTTGTGCTTTTCGATGTCCTTGCCGTTCATGGCAAAGACCTTGTCCGCCTGCTCTTCCGTCAGGCCGATGTTCAACAGCTCTTCTTTCTTCATGTTCAACTCCTTACGGGATAGGCTTTTTAGGTCGTTGCCGTGACCGCCCCGCCTGCACTTTTAGGCTTGCAGATAGCCAATTTTTGTATAAAATCCGCACCAGCGGTTTTTACTGAAAAACAAAAGCCAACCACTGATAAACTGTCAGCAGTTGGCTCCTATTGCCCTTCCCGGTGCCCGATTACACAGAGGATTGATATTTGATTTTCTTTTGGACTTCAAGCACGATAACGCCGTCACCTTTTCGCCGCACTTCTGCGTTGTTGCCCCGCTTCAAGATGGCTTCGATAGCCTGTATGGCTTCGTTGTCGATCAATACAGCACCTTCATCCTTTCCCGCTGCTCCGGCAGCCCCGCCTCCTTGCTGAACGCCTTGTACTTTGCGTTCAGGCGTCGTAGTTTGATATTCACTGCTTGTTCCTCGTCTGTCAGCCCTGCGGCGTTGTACGCTGTTTTTTCACGCTTGAGCTTGCGTATGGTGCGCTCCACCTTGCGCTGCTCCTGCGTGGCTTCGTATGCCGTATAGGTCTTGCCATCAAACGTACAGCCAAGTCCATCATCAATGTGGGAAAGCTGCTCATCGGTGTAGGTGCGTTCGCTTACGCCCTCAACCCAAACGTTGCGGCGGTGGCGGCAGTTGGCTCCTTCCAAACCATCCACAGCACCCAGACCGCAAACCTCGTAGATGTTCGGGTATATGTCGCCGCTACGGGTGGAATACACTTTGCCCTGCCACTCCTTGTGCGATGACCACGGCGACCGCCCCGGCACATCACGCGCCCCCGCATGGGCGGACACCTCGTAGTAAGGCGTTCCCAGGTATTCCGACGCCTGCTCCGTGTACTTACCGCACAACTGCGATACACCTGTCATTACTGCACGGCGGGCAGCTACGTCTACATGGTCACGGTGTCCGCTCTCATAGTCCACCACCCGCAGGCCACCGCTTGCAAGCTCCCTAACGGCGTCTTTGATGGATTGCCCATAAGAAATAGCCCCGCTTTCTACTTTCAACGTAGCGGAATCTAAAGCCCACTGGTACGCCTTTGCGGGCGGTAGCATCGTCCGCCCTGCGTCTACCAAAAACCCCATCGAAGCGGTGATGTTTCGGAACACGTCTTGCGTTTGCCGTTTGATGGCGTCAATGGTGGTTGCATCCACCAGCACGTCAGGCTGTGTTACACGGGCAAGGTCTATGACCTCAGTGTAATACTTTTGGTTGCGCTCCACCACATCGTCTATCAGCTCGTTTAGTTTTTTCTCGCTGATGCCGGTAGTCTGGCGTATGGCCTTTTCAATTTCTTTCAGATCGATGCCGTGTGACCGCAGCGCCTTGATGTCCTGCACCGTAACCTCGTTCAGCTCGTCCCGCAGCTTCAGCCGGGAACATATCTCCATTAGCAGCGTGTCCTCAAGTCCACGGTACAGTTCTGCCAGTTCTTCCGGCAGCGCATCAAGGATTTCCGGCTGAAACGGATATTTCATTTGCTTTCCTCCGTTTCACAATATCATCATAGTGCGGTTTTACGCGGATCACATTCCAGTCGCATTCCTCCGGTACTTTTCCGTAGAATATCACCCATTCCGGCGAGAGACGCTTCATCATTTCCTCATAACCACGCAAGAACAGCCGCTTGCTTTCCTTGTTCTGCTGTGTGCCTACCGAACTAACCGCAACTATTCCGCCGACAGGCTCGCCATCAAAGCCCCAATCATAGCTCTGCTCGTCGCTCCATGAGATCGTCGGGTAAACCGTCATCCCGTGCATTTGCCAGTATGCCGCCAACCAATGCTTGCGGTAATGGTTGTATATCTGCATCGCCAGCGGCATATCCGTGTATGTGGAGAAGTCCGGCGCACACACCGCCGCAAACTGCAACAGTTTCGGAATGTACTTGTCCGGCGTGTTCCAATATCGAATGAATTGGTAATCGTCCACAAAGAAATGAACGATTTTGCTTGCCTGCTCTTTTGCTGTGTAATGGTAATTCACAGGGATAAATTCGCCATGCGGATATGCCTTGACCGGCTCGATTTGTGGAATATCGTACTTCCCAACACCGGCGAATGTAAACTTGTCCAAATTTTCAAAGTTTATCATAACTCTTCACGCTTATTCCGCTGCTTGCGCCGTGTCCGACCATGAATTATCTCTCCGTTTACATCCATTGTCCACCGCGTCGCTTTGCTTTGGCGTTACCTGCCGACGCTTGCCGCTTATACTTTTCGTATTCAAATCTTGCGCCCTCCATAGCAGTAACCGCCCGTTCCTGCAAAGAAATTTTCTCGCGCAATGCGGCTTTCATGCCGTCAATGGACGCTTGCGACATTCCATAAGACTTGCCCATTTGATTTGCTTCCCGAAGGTCACGCTTGAGCGCGTCAATGTCTTTGCGCGTGTCAGCAATCAGACTTCTGCCGGTAACATCTTGATGGACATACATCTGATAACCGATCGCGCCTTTGGTAGTGCCATCCTCGATAGCAAACGCAGCTTCAAAGCTTCTGGCGTTCTCCATCTCGATATTGTAGGAGCTTTTGTAATCGGGGGACGATGTGTTTCTGCTGCTAACGCCACCGGCTCCACCTCTACCGCCCATCACTCTACCTCCTCTTGTCCTTCGGTTGTCATGTCCTGCATCTTCGGCAGCGCAGCCTTTGCGGTCGCCTCGTCCTCATTCATCCACTTCATGCGGAACTCCCAGTCGTTCATGATGCCCGCCTGCAAAAGCTGCATATCGCGGGAAAAATCGGTTTGCTTGTCCTCAATTATGCTGTCATCGAAGTCGATGGAAATCTCCACGTCCTCATTTAGCCCAGCATTCATGGCCGTGTTGCCCATCCGAAGCAAAATGCGGCACAGCTCCACCAGCGCCTGCTCCAGCACAATTTCGTGTTTCTTAATGGTGCGGAACATGGTGGAGTTCTCGCTGATGACCTGTGTTGCAGTTGCTACGCTGCCACCGTCAAAGCGGTAATAGGTCTCACCGAAGCCGCACTTGCTGGAAAGGATATTGAGCTGATCCTGAATTCCGGTGTTGTGCTCCGCCGTCCGCAGCGTCATGTCAATGGGCGTTACAACTGCGCCGTCTTCTGTATCCTCCGGCATGACGTAAAACACCACATCGTCAGGGTCAAAAGCAGGGGTGCCGTCAAGATACTGCGCCGCAGACGGCTTGACCATGATGCGCTTTTTGCCAAGTTTGAACTCGTTAACGTAGCTGTCATAGGCAATATCCACGCCCTGCAATACGTCGATAGCATTGGCGTAGATTGCGATACCGGTCGGAAGCAGATAGTTGACGTTGTTTGCGATGTTGGGCCGGTCAATGACAAACTGCCGCTTGTCGCTACCTGTGTGCACCACAGGCGGGATATTTTCAAATCCCTTGACATTAACAAGCTGTTCATCAGCCAGTTGCTCATTGTTATACCGATAGATGCGGTTCTCAATGACATAGTTGCCATTGTCCTCACGCCGGTGTATCTGCAAGTACAGATAATCTTTTCCTCCCCGCGTGACTTCGGAAGAAAACGCGCACTCGCTGATATATCCATTCTGCCAGGACAGCGGGTAAATGTTCTCGATGGTCACATAGTCCAGCACAATACCTGATGCGTTGCCTGGTACAATATCCCCGCTTTCGCTGATCTCCTGCCCAATGACGCGGGGAATATAGGCCACAGTGCCCAGTGCGGACTTCATCTCTTGCATCTCGTTCGCCTTGACGGTGAAGTTGTTTTCTGTTAGCACCAGGTCAATAAAGTCCTGCTCTTTTTGCCCCTCAAGCGTGATTTGGACTTTCTCGTTCATCAAGAGATTAGCCCAATCCTCGCACAGCTTTTTCCCCATGCCAAGGGAGTAGCGCCTACACTTCACCTGTCGCTCACCATTCTGCACAGTGTAGTTGTGGAAGCCTTTAACGTCGCCCTGATACCAGCTTTTCCACTCGTACACTTTGCTGTAGAAGCTGTCCGGGATGGTGGTATAGCCCAGTTCATTCAGTTTGATGATAACCGCGTTACTCATGCAATAACTCCCATCCGACGGGAAATGCGCTCAATGGCGTACCGGGTAGCATCTATCAAGTGGTTATTCTCATCCGGGTAGCCGCTGATAATATCTCCGTCTTTGTTTCGGTCGTATTCGTAATTCACGAACTCGTTGTATGCGTTTGGTGTGCGTTTCCGGTCAATGACGATCTTTCGCCGCTGCAACCACTTCATACCGTAGTCAACAGAGCCGGGGCCTTTGACCGCTGCTTTTGCCGGAAGGCCCATAGCGCGGTAGTCTGCTACGCTTTTTGGCTCTGCGCTGTCGCAGGTGATATATGCGTCTTTATATCCACGCTGAATGATGATGTTGCCGCTTGCCTCGTTCGTGAGCTTGTTTTGGTATATCTCGTCCATCAGGTAAATAGTTTCCCTCGCACGGTCGTAGTGCAAACGGATAAAAGCAAAGGGGTCAGGGAACCAGCCGTAGTCCACGCCTTGGTAGATGTGGTCGAAATGCGACATTTCCTCGTCGGTTATCTCCCGCAGCTCCAGGTTGTCAAACACGTTTCCGCCCGTACCAACAGGAATGCCTAAATACTCATGCTGGTACGCTCTCTCGTCTGTGGCCTTGAGGTGTTCCGCCTCTGCCAGAAACTGCTCACCAAGCCACTCTGGCGGGGCTTGCAAGTACGTTGACTTGTGGCACAGCCTGTCTGTGCGTTCTTCCAGGCTGTCCTTGTTCGCCCAGTTATCGCGGCTTATCGGCGGGTTGTAGCTTTCAAAGTTCCAATACTTCGAACCGCCGCGCATTGTAGACTGTAAAATCGTTCGTATCTCAGCACGACCGGCAAACTGGTCTTTCTCTTCAAAATGCGTCACGGCAATGTAGCCAAACGGCACCTTGATAGACTTGATCTTCATGGGGTCATCAGCGCCCCGGAACATGATCTTCTGCCCGGTAGGCTTGTAGATCAGCTCCATCGGGGACACCTTTGCTTCCCAATACGCCGCCATGCCCAGTTCACCGATTGCCCAGATATACTGCGCGTACACGCTGTCACGGATGGTATTTGCCACCTTACGCAGCACCAGCGCGTGTGTACCTGGGTTGTTTATCAGCAGCAAAGGGACGAGCACAGACACCGTGGAGGATTTCAGTGAGCCGCGCCCACCGCTGAAATCGTAGTGCGTGTGACCGTGGTGGAACACGTCATGCGCCACGTCGTAGAACGCAGAGCCGATTTTTTCAGACAAGCGGACGTCAGACATCAATTATCACCTTGACACCATCTGTGCTTATCTTTGTCTCGTTGACTTCGCGCCACCCGAAATTGCAGCTCAGGCTGAACTTTGCGCCGTTCGCACCGTCACGGTCGTACAGCCGCGCCTCTGCGTATTCCTCGCACATGGACTTCGCGCGCGTGACCGTGTCCGTAAACTCAGGCCTCGCCTGATAATCGATCAGCGCTTGTCTGCCCGTAAACCCCAACGCCAACGCAAGCCCCGTTATAGTCGGAGGCTTCTGCCCTATCAGGATTACGTTGCCGTATTTGTCCATAATGGGCTGACCATCATCGCCAATAATAGGTTCTCCCTTGCAACTTTCAAAGTAAGCGTCAATGGCTTCCTGCATTTGCTTGACGCTTTTGTATTTTCTTGGGCATCCTACCTTTGCCATTTTGCTCACTTCCTTCCTTGTCTGACGCACCGGCCTCCCACCACTGGCCTTTGTCATTGGCACGTCTGTACCCGGCTTTCGCCTCACCTGAACCCATTGAGCTTTCTTTTGATTATGCTGCTGGCGCTCTACCAGCAGATCATTGGGGCGGCGATGTGGGTTTGAGCCACAACACGTCTACAGCATTGTCGCGCGCTGCTGCTTTCGTTTCTGCTATCTGCACGCCGCGTGTTGTTGGCAGACTATTTAGGACGCATCCCTTGCAGCGGTCTGCCAGCGCATCAGATAAATATGGACGTCCGTCTGCCCGCATGGGGCCTGCCATCTGTTGCCGCCTAGGAGGTGCGACCTCCCGCTCCCCGAAATGTGGGGTGGCATCGGCCTGCGGCATATTGCTCCCTCCGGGCGGAGCCGAAGCCCCGCCCATCAGGTAAAGAAGGGGGAAAAGAAAAAGAATGGAGATGCAGAGTTTGCCCCTGCATCTCCCATGATAAAGTGCGTTTTTTCAATTTTTCCACTTTTAAGTGGAATTTTCAAAATTTATTTTTCGGCAATATCTACCACGCAGGGATAGTCCGTCCTGCCCATCAGATAGTCTACCGACACGCCGAATTCATCCGCTATGCTCTTCAGCGCGTCCATCGTCGGCTTCGCCATCCCCAGCTCATACCGGCGTATGGCGTCCGAGTTCAGCCCGCAGCGCTCCGACAGCACATACCGCTTCAGTCTCTTTCTCTCCCGCAGCTTTCTCAGCCGTTCCGGGAATTCGCTCATGTCAGCACCTCCTCCGGGAAGAACGTCTCCCGCACCCCGCCGCACTCCGCCACGATGTACCGCCCCTTCGGGTGCACATACACCACCGTGCCCTTGCGGACAGGAAAGCGCTTTTCATCGTTGGCACCGGAGCCGGGGTACTCGCTCGGCAGCGTCATAAACCGCGCCCAGATCACATCACCCTTCTGCATCGCCGCCTCCGCCTACATAGAATACGTCTATCTCAAGTTCGTGCCCTCTATACCCCGGTCCGCCATCACCAGGGGGCCATGTCGGTATGCTGTATCTGTATCTTTCTCCGTCTGGCTTTGTGCCCTCAAGGATTACACCTGGCCCAAGTTCTTCAATAGATATATCAGCCATTGTCCGCACTCTCTTTTCTCTCGCCGTAGGAGCAGAAGTCGTCATACCCGCTGGCAACCATCCGGCAAGCGTATGTTTTGAACTTCCGGCAATCCTTGCACCGAGTAACGGCCACAGCGTCAACGGTGGGTGTGTCTTGCAAAGCATCATCAAACGCATCAAACGCATCTGTTGCGCCTCGTTCAATTTGCTCGTTAAACAAGCGCTCTAATTCTTCGCCATCAATCAGCCGCATTGTTGTCACCTCCGTCTATCTTCGCGTAGTTCTCCACAAAGTTGCATACTCTGGCCGCGCAGGAGAGGCACAGTTGTTTCTCCGCAGAAAATGGTGTCTTAAAATTCACAACGCCGTAGTGATTGAAATCCAGATTCACACCGTCAACCTCGTAGTCAATCTCGCGCCCGCACATATCACAGAACACTTTAACCATCAACTATTCCCTCCGTCCATCTTCGCCAGCTCCACAAACCCAAGAACCGTGTCCACAATCGCCTTGTCAATTCGCGCCTGCAAACTGCATCTGTTTTCGCAAACAACAGGCATTTCAGATAGGGACTTGTTATAATAGGCTGTCTTTCTGACGACCCATTTACCGTCCCAAAAATCAAGAGAATAGCCGCTGGATTTCGCCCCCTCCATCTCTGCTGACTTTGCAGCGCCAGTTTTCACAAAGTAGCTTTCTCGCGTCACCCACGGATTTTTGTAGATTTTCATTCCACACCGTCCATCTTCGCGCCGCAGTTGGGGCAGTAAGGGCTTTTACGCTTGTTCCACATATCGCAACACGTTGATACATACCCCTCGGAAACAGGCGTTCCGCTTCGATAGTGCGTTACCCATCGCCCATGTACCACCGGGGCAACATCAGCGGCGGGGATTACGCTTACTCGTTTTGCTGCCTTTTCAAGCCGTTTTTTAATGCACTCACAGTCGGCGCTTCTGCTCATGGCCTCCAAAATGCCAACGGTGGCGTTTTTATCAATGTATTCAGCCATTGTCAGCCCTCCTATTCCATGCTTCTTTCGCTTTTTCAGGTAGATATGTAAGCCCAGATGTTGCGCAACACATATTGCATACCACGGTGTACGCCCAGCGCCTTCCTTCCGTATCTACGACAGCTTCAGGGTCTACGCTTATGGCTGCCAGCCCCCCGCAGAAAGGGCAATGTTTCAGGTCAAGCATCCTTCGTCGCCTCCAATGCTTTCTCCGCCTACTCGCGGGTGAGGCGGTATGTCAGTCGTTCCATCATTCTACCTCCTGCATCCAGAACTCGCGGCGGCAGTCATAACAAGATAGGCTCTCACAGTAGTTAACGTCCTTCATACCCTGTTCTATATCGCACGGGTATACACAAGGTATGTCAGTGTCAGCGACAACTTGGGCATTAGGATACCGCTCCAGAAAAACGCTCTTTCGCGTCTTTCGCGGGTGTGCAGCAGCCCATTCCTCTACTTCTTTTACAACATCCTCGGCAGGAATCCCCCCGGCCAAAGTAGGCAAGTGCTTCCCAGTAACCTTATACATTCTCCTGTGCTCCTCGATAAACTTCACAGCGTCCATTTACTTCTCCTCCACTTCGTTCCCCCAGCAGTCCCAGCCGTCCGCCTGTTGGCGGGCAAACAGTTCAATGTGGGGTATATCTCCAAACAATTCCATGATGAGGGTTCTGACGCAATCGGGCTTCTTGCTGTGTTCTGTTCTTTCGGCTTCTACTAACTGGCGTACAGAATTGGATCGTTTGTTCTTGAGCATCCCGCCCCTCGTCCCAAGCAGGCAAAGTTCGCAATTCTTCATTGTCCATGCCCCAAGCGTAGACACTTGCTTGCCGTTCTTGGTCTTTTTTGACCAGACGAAAGCCACTGTCACATACTTGAACCCCCATGCTTTCATAAGTCGTATAGCCTCCTCAAGGTGCGCGTCCGTAGACCACATAAACAGTGCTGCGTCTTTCTCCGCAATGCGTTTAACGTCCCAAGTCTCCATGACGGAAGCCTTTTCTGTCCCATATACCGTTTCAAGAGGTCTAAACCTGTTTCCATTGTATCGCTGCACCTCTTTGCTGCTGAACTGCCACGGCGGATCGGCATAAATAACGTTATATTTCTTGTCGGTAGTAAAAATATCCACCACTGCCATCACATTTCCCTCCATTTGCACCCGTCACAGGCGCCCTCGTGTGCTTGTTTGTACTTCCCGCAGTATTGGCACAGCTCGTTGATAAGCGCCTTGCGGTCTGCCGCCAGCTTCTCGTTTGCGGCCATCAAACTACTATTGGCGCCATCTAACTGCGAAATGCTGTCGTAATGCTCCTTGAGTTCTTCCCGTGTTTTCAGCAGCTCCGCATTGCGTTGGATCAGGTCGCCTTGCAGCTTTTCAATCTCCTCCGGCGTGTAGCCGGTGTCCTCGTAGTCTTTTAGCCGCCAATAAATCTCCATCGCGTGTTCTCTCACAGCGTTCCCGTCGATTATGCTCCTACGGGTAGTGTGTTCGTCCACCCGCACATCAGGTACAGTCAGTCGTTCCATTGTTCTCCTCCTTCACCGCCACAGCCTTTGCCAGCTGTGCCATGCCCTGCTTCATGTCCTCTATCTGCTTATCCCGCCGTGCAATGGCGTCCTTCAGGCTGTCGTTGGCTTTCATCAGTGCCTCGATGTGCCGCTGCTGGTTCTCGATCAGGTCAGCGGCGGCGAGGTCTAACAGGTTGCGGCAGTTGATTCCATCACGTAGCGGGCACTTGTTGCATTCGTCATATTCTCCACCATCACAGCACCGCAGCGCGGTCACGATCTCATCTCTTGTCATGTCATTCCTCCCCAAACCATTTCTTCGTCACGGCGATGGGGAACGGCTCGATCTCGCTTGCCCACCGCGCCGTACCTCTGCCGTGTATGCGCTCCCAGATCAGCGGGAAACCTGCGATGCCGTCGAACAAACTCCCCAGCGTCGCCCCCTCCGGCAGATACCGCGCCATGCGCCGCAGCATCCAGTCCCAGAAGGGCAGAGCGATGGAGTTGCCCAGCGCCTTGTACCGTGGGCTGTCCGCGTCCTTGTGCTTCTTGCCCTTTTCGTCTATCCATTCGCCGATTTCCGTCCAGTGGTCAGGGAAACCTTGCAGCCGTTCGCATTCCATCGGCGTCAATCGGCGCACCACCATGTTCTGCACCGGGTACGTCTCCGCGTCCTCCCGGTACGCGCAGGCAGACTTTGCCCGCAGCGCGTGCGCCACATCCGGGGATGCTCCGCACACCAACATATCGTTGTATGCGTCCTGCCCGTTGTAGCTTCCGGCATGAGCACCGGGGGAAAGCGTACCCGTCACATCTTGGTATGTAAGCGGCACTTGATTGCCGCCTGTCCCCATCCTCGCCTGCAACGCCGGGACCTGCTCTCCGCACTCGCGGATGACATCGCAGGCGTGTGTCATGTCCAGTGCCACCGCCGGTGCAACCACAGCGGGCTTATTCCCGCCGCACTCAGCGTTGAGTGTAGGGGACAGCTCCTCCTGATAGCCGATGCTCCGCGCCTGTTCACTGTTGCCCAGCTTAAACCCGGCGCATACCACCGGCTGATTGTTCCCGCTCATGCCCGCCGCTGCGGTCAGTGTGGGCGCTCGGTCGTCTGTCCGCAGTTCCGCACCTCCCTGCTGTGTGGCCATGCAGAAAATCGTCTGATCGTTGCCCGTTCCCAGCGTTCCGCTTTTCTCCGTCTGCACTAACGCGCCTTTTCCTCCTCCGTCACAGCCCCCCCTGATGCGGACTGCATAAGAAGCACCTGCTTCAGCAGTTTCGGCAAATCCTTCCCCCGACGCTCCGCTCGCCGTAATATCCCCTGGCAGGCTTTCGCCGTCAAATTGTATTTCGGATGCGGTGTCTCCTCCAAAATCTGCGACAACCGAGATACGACGACGGCGTTGGGGCACTCCCCAGTATTGCGCGTCGTGAGTTCGCCACACCACGCTCCATCGTCCTCCCATTTCATCGTGATACCCTCCCCAGGTAGGCCAACCCTTTTCAGGCACTTCAATACCGGGGGTTTCCGGCTCGACGATTTTGATGATCTCTTCGAGCACGGCTGCGAAGTCTTTTCCTTTGTTGCTGCTAAAGGCTCCGACCACGTTTTCCCACACGAGATACCGAGGTCTAACCATGTCACCTGTCCGTCCATTCCTTTTGTCCGCCTCCCTCATTTCTTTTACGATGCGTACCTGCTCCATAAGCAGGCCGCTTCGCGCTCCCGCCAAACCGGCGCGTTTCCCGGCGATGGATAGATCCTGTCTAACAAGGTGAACCACCTGTAATACACCAAACGGGTTCAATCTCTGCCCCATTTATTTTCGTAATATCGCCTAAATGTTTCACCTAAATCACCTCCTAATCTCCAAACACCACGCCGCACTCGTCCTTCAGCACGTCCTTAATGTGCTTCCGCTTGATGCGGCCTTCGTTGATCTCCTCCGCCAGCTTCTCCAGGCACTCGTACAGATACGCGATGCTGTGGGTGTCCCGGCTGTCCGCTGTCTCCTCTTGGACGTGCCAGCCGCATTTGTCCATCAGCACCATTGCCACCATGTCCATGTTCTCCCGTGTGCCTTGCAGCTTGCCACGCATAAAGATGCGGTCGTCCCTGCTTAAATGCTGCTTGCCCACGTCACACCTCCCGGATGGCAAACCCGTACCTACTGCGGAACAGCTTTGCTTTCATGGCATACTCGCGGGTACGCATCCCCTTCACGTCCTCCACCACCGGCAGCCAGTACCGCTGTCCGTAGCTGTCAGGAGCCGTTCTGCGCTCGTACACGAAGTCCGCGATGTAGTCGATACTTTTCACGCGGTCGCCCTCAAACGTCGTGTACGCCTCTTGCAAGCAGTACCGCACCTGTAATTTCAGCCCCTGTATCTCACCGGCCTTTTGCAGCAGCATCAGCGCGTCGTAGCGCTCCGCCTCCTTCTTGCTGTCGAAGGTCAGCTTCCCGCGCTTTGTCTTCTGCGCCTTGTACTTCCCCGGTTTCCGCATCTTCTCCATGACCTGCTTCTGCGCCGCAAGACTAAGCCGCGCCAGGTCGTTACTCATCAGGCCCATTCAGTTTCCCTCTTTTCTCCAGCCCTCGTTTGTTCATCGTGTACCGCACCTCATGGACGACGCGGTTTTCTCCGCAGCGTTCGCATTTTCCGCCCAGCGTCCGCCGCCATCTGGGGGCGAAGATGTACTCGTCCTCCATGTCCCGGATGCACTGTCCGCACAGCTTCGCCGTGGCGATCTTCCAGATGCCCGCGTTCATGTCTTCGCCCCCTTGATGTACTTGCCCATCCAGGCATCACGCGCACCGTCGGTCTTGCCGACCGGCGCAGCAGGAGCATGACCCCACCGTTCCCACTTCTCAGCATTTCGGCAAGCCGCTTTCCAGTCTTTCATGGGGGTCTTGCCAACCATCCAGCCCTTCGCTTCGTAGAAGTCGATAAAGCCTTGCGGATCTACCGCCGAATGGCGTTCAGCCACGTAGGACTGAACCTCTGCCAGTGTGGGTGGGGTAAAGCGCTTCGCGCGCGTGCTCCCACCGTCAGGTGGGAATAAGTCTTTGTCTTTGTCTTTGTCTTCTTTCTTTGTCTTAGTAGGCTTTGGGTCATTTGCGTTTGCTTCGGTTTGCTTGATTTTGCTTGCGCTTGCTTGAGTTTGCTTTCCGCCTTTCGCCCCGTTCCTTGACCGTTCAGCAGAAAGCTCATCGTCCCTGTCCAGCATCGTCCGGAACACCGGAAACAGTATGCTTTCCGCACCCTCCAACTCCGGCGGGGTGCCTGTTCTTGCGTACTCCAGAATGGCGATAAACAAACGTCCACGCTCTGCATCTGTCAACGCCGCTGTCTGCTCTATCCAGTCATAGTAGGCTTTCACGTAGCACTTTCCCATAGGCCTCACTCCTTCGGCATCGCACCTATGACGTATACCCCGCGCTCTTTGTCCAACCACACATCGCCTGTGTAGTTCTCCAGCGCCTTACTCACAAGGTCAGCGGGGACCTCCAGATGCCAGCCCCAGCAGATGCCGCAGTCCTCCCGTTTCTCTCCGAAGGTAATGGCACAGGCCACATAGTGCGCCGTGATGGCCTTCCTGTAGTCCTGCACGGCACCGGTCAACTCTGACAGGTGCTGCCGCTGCCGCTGTACCACGTTCTGCAAATGCGTGTTCTGCCGCCGCAGCGCCTTGATCTCTTCCTGCATCTTGCCCATTCACGTCACCCCCTTAGAAAGGCAGATCGCTGTCATCCTCGTCCATCTCCATGAACTGGCTATTGCTGTCCGTCCGAGGGAACGTGCCCTGCGCGTCCTCGTTCTTGCCGCAGAAGTGGACACGATCGACTGTCATCTCCGTCACACTGCGCCGGTTGCCGTCCCTGTCGTCGTATTCGCGGGTAGACAGTCTGCCCTCTACCGCCAGTTCCTTGCCCTTGCGGAAGTATTTGCAAATCATCTCTGCCGTGCCCTGCCACGCCACGCAGTTCAGAAACAGCTTTGTCTCCCGGTCTTTCACCGTCTCGCTCCACGCCACGCGGAAGCTGCACACCGCCGTACCATTCTGGGTTCTCCGCATCTCAGGATCCGCACAGAGCCGTCCCTGCAAAATCGTTCTGTTTATCATGTCAAATCTCCTTACAAATATGATTTCCCAAATTCTCTGCGGAAGTCATCTTCCGTCCAGCCCTGCTCCTGCATGGCCTTTAGCTGTCCGTACCGCTGTAGCTGCTTCATGGTCGTTGCGTTGTTGTGTACGGCACGCCTGCCGAAGATGTGGCACCGGTTATGGCACAGATACACCACCAAACCGTACTTCTCGCTTTTCTTCCGGTTTGCCGTGCCGGGGAATATGTGGTGGCGATCCAGCGGGTCCGCCCCGCCGGTCGCCCCGCACAAAAAGCATCTCTTACTCTCCATGCGCTTCCTCCGTCCCGTCCCACTCGTATTCCGGGCAGCTGTGAATGGCGTAGCTGTGCATGATGCCCGCCTTGCGGCCTCCTTTTTTCTTCACCGTAGGCGTAGCATCCCATCCGGGCACCGGCTCCGGGGCCTTCCTCGACCAGCTACAGTCGCCGTAGCACTTCTTGCACGTCCAGCAGGGCTGTATGTGCAGCTTGTTCATTTCGCCGCACCCCACTCTCTGTCCAGCTGGTTGTCCAGCAACCGTATTTGCAGTTTCATGGAGTTGATGGCCTCCATAGCGGACTTGTATACCACCTCTGCACAGTCTCTCTCAAACCGAAGCGCGGCGATCTCCGCCTTGCCCTTGCAGATGTCAGAAATGATCGTCACCGGCACGCCGTTGTCGCGTTCTGTAAGTATCTGTTTGGCCAGAGCTACCCGGTACGCCTTTTCGGCCTCCGCATATTTCTGCCCACGCCGTTTCAGCTCCGTAATGGCCACGTCCAACATCCGGCTCTTGTCTCGGATGTCATTTACCAGGTCACTCATGCTTCTTCTCCGCTGCGTTGGCCGCCTTCATGCAGCCCCAGCACAGCCGCTTTCCGTATCTGTCCAGCGCTCTGTCGGAGATGTCATCCGGGGAATACCTAATGCCCTGGCACGTCACGCTCTTAATGGGCATACCGCAGCTCTCGCAGATGACAGTGCCTTTAGGGTATGTTACAGGTGCAGGCTTGTCGTACTTGCTCCTGTCCGCCTCCCAGTACACGTCCGCGCCAAAGCCCAGCGCCTTACAGGCCACGGAGATAGCATCCGTTAGTGCCATCTTGAAGCACTCGTCAGAGGTATAAGGGCCGTTCTTTTCCTTCGCCACAAACGCGCTGCCGCCTGTGCCGGGAATAGCCTCCGACCATGCGCCGTCTACCTTCACAAACAGGTCAATGTCCAGAAACGCGGCCACTTCACCGTTTGCGCCCTGTTCCAGCCGCTTGTCTGTGATGACGTACTTCCAGCCAATGCCGCAGGGGCCGAACTGCTCCGTCAGGGTCTTCAGCCGCCACATGGGGTTGATGTCCGTCTTGCCCTTTAACCGGCCAGCGCCGATCTGCCTTTTGGCACTGTCCGGCACGCTTCGTACCGCGTTATAGATAGCCAGGTTCTCCATCACTTCACCCCCATGTTCATCCGCTCGGCGATCTCCGCACCGTCCACCGCAACACCGGCTTTCAACAGCGGTGCAATGTCGCTCTTGGCCACCGTGGGCGCGGCATACGTCACCTTGCCGTCATAGCCGTTGTCCATGCACCACCGCACCAGCTCCTCCATGTTGGTGATCTCAACCGCCGTGCTCTTGCGGTAGGTAACGGAACACTTTGCCGTCTGGAAGGGATGCCCGTCCAATGCCCGGTCAACGTATTCACGCAGCCGGTCACGCTTGCGCTCCACCGTGCGGCGGCGCTCCGCCAGCTCCTTTTCCTCGTCCCGGATGGCTTTTGCCTCCGCGTCCAGGCTCTTGGACCAGCACACCATGTTCTCAATCTTGTGCTCCCTGTCCATCTGCAACTGCTCAAACGCATCGTAGTCCAGCAGTTCCCCAGTCTCCGGGTCGATCAGCGCCTCCAGCGCCTGGTCAATGTGATACAAACTCAAGCTCATTTCTTTTCCTTCCATGCGTCCACCGTTCGAATGCACACATCGCATCCCACGGTTTCGCCGTAAATATTCTTGTACAGGGTGTCGGTTTCCTCGCCGCAAACCGGGCAGCGCGGAACCTTGTAGGACTTCGGCTCCGCCCTCGGTTCCTTGTAGTCAAACACGCTCATGCCAGCCTCCCAGCCGCTTTCAGCACTTCCCGCATAGGCTTCCGCGCCTTGAGTATGGACATAGCCCGTGCTGTCTCCCGCCTGTATTGCCGCCACAGGTCGCTCAACTCGTCACTCTGGTAATATCCGTCCCCGTCGTTGCAGATCATCAGGCCCTGCTTCTTTGCCTCGGCCACGGCCTTGCGCATCTTCCGGTCGGTGGTGTGCAGCGCCGCCGCCAGGTCTTCCCGGCTGATGGCATTCCTGCGCCCCTTTGGGATCAGACAGGCGATCCGCTCCGTCTCCGCCGTCCGCATGGGCAATTCCGCTTTCTCTTCCTCGCCGAACAGATACGCCCTGCTGGCCCGCAGCGCCGCCTCCAGCGCCTCCGTGACTTCCTCCGTGGGCAGGCACACGCCGTTTTCAAACCGGCTCACCATGCTCACGTCCATCCGTGCGTCTGCCAGCTTCAGAATGCCGCTGACCGCCTCCTGCGTCAGCCCCAACTCCAGCCGCCGTTCCTTCAGTCGGTTCATCGCTACACCTCCGTCCACTTGCCGTTCTTAACGGTGTACCACACGCCGGGCTTCAGCGTTTCACCATCAACGATGCCAGCAAGGATGGCGGCGATCTCTCCATTATCCCTACGCTCTACGCAGACAATAGCGTTGCCGATATCGCCCATAACGCGCCCAAAAAAGCCGGTTGTCATAGCCACACAGTATTTGCCGGTGGCAGATGCTGCGCCACTCCAGCCGGTGGCGGATGCTGCGCCCCTATCGCCGGTGGCGGATGCTGCGCCCCTATCGCCGGTGGCGGATGCTGCGCCCCTATCGCCGGTGGCGGATGCTGCGCCCCTATCGCCGGTGGCGGATGCTGCGCCCCTATCGCCGGTGGCGGATGCTGCGCCACTATCGCCGGTGGCATATGCTGCGCCCCTATCGCCGGTGGCGGATGCTGCGCCACTCCAGCCGGTGGCGGATGCTGCGCCCCTATCGCCGGTGGCGG